TCTAACGAGTATGCTATATGGCCAGTTAGGATTAACTCAAGCAATCTTTGATGGTACTGCTGATGAAGCTCAAATGCTTAACTATTATAATCGTACGATCGAACCTATACTTTCTGCTATAACGGATGGAATGAAGCGAATCTTTCTTACTAAAACTGCTAGATCACAAGGTCAATCTGTTATGTATATAAGGGATCCGTTTAGATTGGTTCCTGCGAAAGATCTTGCCGAAATAGCAGACAAGTTTACAAGAAACGAGATACTGTCTTCTAATGAATTTCGTGGGGTTATTGGTTATAAACCAAGTACTGATCCGAATGCAGACAAGTTGTTAAATAAAAACATTAATTCAAACGGTAGCAAAGAACCTGAAGCTATCAGTCAAAATGGAAGGAGTTCTGTTAATGGCGAAGAATGATAAAAAGTTTGATTTTAGTGGTTACGCCACTAAAGCAAATGTTAAGTGTGGTGATGGAAGGGTTATTTTGCCAAATGCTTTTAAAGATAATGATGGCATGATCGTTCCATTAGTCTGGCAGCATATGCATAATGAACCATCAAATGTTCTTGGGCATGCTTTGCTTGAGAATCGTGACGATGGTATGTATGCTTATGCTCTTTTTAATGATACTCAATCTGGTCAGGATGCGAAATTATTGGTTAAGCATGGCGATATTAATGCATTATCTATCTATGCTAACAGCTTAGTTGAAAAGTCAAAGTCTGTAATTCATGGAATAATTCGTGAAGTTAGTCTTGTACTATCTGGACAAAATCCTGGAGCTAAGATTGACTTTGTAAGCATATCCCATGCCGATGGATCTATTACTGATCTCGATGATGAGGCAATTATTTACACTGGTCTAACTTTAGATATCACCAAAGAAGAGGTTGTTTCTCATGCTGATGATAAAGTAGAAAAAGGTTCTGAAGATAAAACCATTAAAGAAGTTTTAGAAACCCTTAGTGAAGATCAGAAAACAGCTGTTTATGCTGTTATCAATGAAATTCTTGATGGCTCTGAAACAGAGGAAGAACCTAAAAAAGAATTAAAACAATCAAATTTAGATAACGAAGGAGATGAAGCTGTTATGAAGCATAATGTTTTCGAAGAAGGAAATAGCAAACCAAGGCGTGTTCTGACTCCTCAGGAGTTTAGTGCTATTTTGGTTGATGCCCATAAAATGGGTTCATTTAAAGAAGCTTTCCTAGCTCACGCTGGAACTTATGGTATCGACAATATTTCTGTTTTGTTCCCCGATGCCCAATCTGTAATGGATGAACCCTTTTTATATGCTCGTGATATGGCTTGGGTTGATGGCGTTATTGCTGGTACTCGTCATAGTCCATTTTCACGAATTAAGAGTGCGTATGCAGATATTACTGTAGAATCTGCTCGTGCTCTTGGTTATGTTACTGGTGCTTTGAAGAAAGAAGAAGTATTTGCTCTTCTGACTCGTACCACCACACCTCAAACTATTTATAAGAAACAGAAACTTGATCGCGACGATATCGTTGATATTACTGATATGGATGTAGTAGCATGGATGAAACGCGAAATGCGAATGATGCTGAACGAAGAACTTGCTAGAGCCGTTCTAATCAGTGATGGTCGTGATCCTGTTGCAGAGGCAGCTGATAAGATTGTTGAAACAAATGTTCGTCCAATCTGGAAAGACGCTGATATGTACGCGCATAAGGTCCAGGTTACTTTAGCAGCCACAGTTGCAGACAGTATTGACGCAGTTATTGTTGGTCGTATTAATTACAAAGGATCAGGAAGTCCGACCCTTTATGCAAGTCCTACTTGGTTATCAGACATGCTTCTCCTAAAGGATACTCAAGGTTATCGGATTTACAAAACTGAAGCCGAATTAGCTTCTGCTCTTCGAGTTCGTGCCATCGTTGAAGTTCCTTTGATGGAAAATCAGACTCGTGAAGCTGGTGTTACAGATTACAAACTTCTGGGAATTATTGTTAATCTGCGCGATTATGTTCTTGGTGCAGACAAGGGTGGCCAGGTTAGTTTGTTTGATGACTTTGATATTGATTATAATCAATATAAGTACCTGATGGAAACCCGTGTTTCTGGTGCTTTAGTCATCCCGAAATCAGCTTTAGTTATTGAGAAAGCTACTACCTAAGATTTTTAAGGAGTTTTAAATGGCAAAGTTTCACGGAATGGTAGGTTATGTTAAGACGGAGGAAACTGCGCCAGGAGTGCATAGCGAGGTTGTTACGGAGCGTGCCTATCATGGTGACATACTCCGTAACAACCAACGTTGGGAAAAAAGCGAACATTTGAATGATAATTTAACTATTAGTAATCGATTTAGTATTATTGCTGATCAATTTGCATATCAAAATCTAGAATATATACGATATATCAAATGGAATGGTACCTCTTGGAAGGTTAGTTATTTAGAAGTTGAGAGACCAAGAATTATTTTAAATGTTGGAGGAGTATATAATGGCTAGCAGAACAGATCTTCAGACTCTTTTAGAATCTATACTTGGGTCTGCTTTTGTATATTTTCAGCCACCATCCTCTATCATAATGAAATATCCATGTATATTATATGAACGAAGCAAATTAGATACTGAATTTGCTAATAACAACACATACAAAATTGAAAAGCGATATACTATAACAGTAATAGATAAAAATCCAGATAGTTCTCTTCCAGATCAAATTGCAATGCTACCGAGATGCATATTTGATAGGCACTTTACGGTAGATAATTTAAATCATGACGTTTTTACTATATACTTTTAAGGAGATTAAAAATGACAGCTCTTGTTTGGGATGAAACCACCAAAAGGGTTTATGAAACTGGCGTTGATCACGGAGTTTTATACGTTATTGATGCTGTTGGAGCTTATCCTCTTGGGGTTGCTTGGAATGGTTTGGTTAGCGTCACCGAAAGTCCTAGTGGCGCCGAGCCAACTCCATTGTATGCTGATAATATTAAGTATTTGAATTTAGTTTCGGTTGAGGAATTTGGTTGCACAATCGAAGCTTTTACCTATCCTAATGAATTTGCGCAATGTGATGGCTCTATAATTCATGCTACCGCAGACGGTTTAATTATCAGTCAGCAATCTCGTAAGTTGTTTGGTTTAGCTTATCGAACATTGCTTGGTAATGATGTTGACGGTAATAGTTATGGTTATAAGTTGCATCTCCTTTATGGTTGTGCGGCTGCACCATCTGAGAAAGCTTATCAAACTATTAATGAGTCTCCTGAAGCTATTACTTTTAGCTGGGAAGTGACGACCACACCTGTTGTTATGACTGGTTTTAAGCCTACATCTTTCCTCACAATCGACTCAAAGCTAGCTGATCCTACAAAACTCGCAGCCTTTGAAGTTATTCTTTATGGCGCTGTTGCAGTTGATCCTCGTCTTCCTCTTCCTAACGAAGTAGTCACCTTACTGACTCCGTAATAACGTTAGGAATATTATTGATAAGGAGTCTGAGATTTTATATTTATTCATTCTTGGACTCCTTATCAAAAATTCTTTTGGAGGTCTATATAGATGACATTACCTAGTAGAGAACGAGGAGTAATTCCTGGAAAAGGTCCAGAAACCGAATTGGAGTTGATACTAGAGACACATAAACTCTGGATAGAATCTCAACAAAAGAGAGATGAAATGTACGAGAGACGTAATAATGCTCTCGTAGAAGTTATAGCGGAACTGACTATGGTGATTTCAAAACTGAATGATGGTAATATAGCACATCATACAGAAATGAGTGTTGCAATACAAGCAATGCGTGATAGAACTACTGATTTGGTTTCACTAGTCAGAACCGCTACTAGACCGATTCCTAAAAAATAATTATTATAAGGAGATATTAACATGGCTGATTTTTTACATAGTGATGTTTATGATAATGGTCTTGCACCATTAACTACTTTGGTTGAAAATCTTTACATTTGTAATGCTTTACCATCAACCTTTGCTGAAGCTTCTGCAACTTTTAAGCTTGGTACAAAAGCTGCTCCAGGTATTACCGGTCCAACAAACCGTGCTGCTGGTGGTGGTCGTGAGGTTACTGTTGGTGCTATCACGGATGGTACTGTTGATACAACCGGAACCGCAAGTCACTATGCTCTGTGTGATAACAGTGCATCAAAGCTTTTAGCTGCTGGAGATCTTGCAGCGACCCAAGGTGTTACTTCGGGCAATCCATTTACTCTTACAAGTTTCAAGGTTGGTATTCCCGCACCTACTACATAGGAGTTTTAAATGTCTAACCATGCCTCGATTATCCGTCTTCAGGAGGGCAACAAACCCGTTATTAGCCGAGGTCGAAACTTCATAGAATTAGATTTAGGCGGAGGACAACGGAAAGTTGTTGCGACCATTGATCCGTTGCATTATGGGGTGTCTGAAAATCTTGAAATTGATACTGGTTGGGAAGCGGATACCGGGGCATGGCAATGGCGAAATATTAAGAATGATCATTTAATCCATTCTAGAGATCTTTTCAATTCAGGTAATCTTTTAGAATGGAGAGTCGGAAACGAATGGGTTATCATCGATCCTCAAAGTATTAACTGGATTAACCAAGATACATCGAGACAACAAATTGCTATTAAACAATCAGTTTCGGCAATTTCAAACGATGATTGGTTGGTTTGGGCAAATGCTTATAAACCTGGTGTTCACTATGAGTTTTTCGCTCATCCTAAAAGATTAATAAAACATATTATTATTGATAATCTTACTGATCTTCCATCACCTACTGTTAGCGGGACGATCTGGTTCGAAGCTGAGTTTTCCATTTCAAATAGTCCTGGTGTTGAACTTTATTTAGATGGTATTGTTTGGGAGAGGACAAATGGTGTTCGTGTCCAGACTTCAAATCGTATTGAATTTCGCGATACTAATGGAGTTGCGCAGTGGTATGCTGATTCACCTGTGGCGACCGATTTCAATGGAAATAAAATTCAGGCACAGTATGAAGTACATCGGCAAGGGGCAAATTACTTTATCCGAGTTCGTGTTCCTAGAGATTGGATGCTTACAGCTGTTTATCCGATTAGTATAGACCCTACCTTTACCGATGGGTACGGTGGGGATGTTACCTCAGCCTATGATAGCATGACCTATCAGCCCGCACCCGGGGATAATTGGGGAAACTATACCAGTATATTGATGGAAAATTTTGCAACTGAATACATGCGTGGATTGATAAAGTTTGATTTATCCAGCCTTTCTGGAGCTACGATTACTTCGGCCAATCTTTATTTGTATAATCTTACTGATACCCAATCCAGCAAAAGTTTTGGTGTCAATGCGATTTTATCCGCTAATAGTGGATGGACTGAGTTAGGGTCTTGTCATGATTATGCTGTAGGAACAACTCGTTGGGCGGGAGATACTGGTAATGATGGTGGGAGTGATGCTGGATGCGGAGTGTCCGGTACAGATTTCAATGGAACTGCATTGGGATCATGGACAACTGGTGAGGCTGATGCAGTTGGAACAGAATATAATATTTCGCTAACCGTCTCACAAGTTCAGGCGTGGCTAACTGCTAATTATGGCTTAGTTGCAAGAATGATAACAGCTAGCGGAAGCGCGAATGAAGTTGCATCCAGTGACCATGCCACGACCGGATATCGTCCGAAGCTAGTTATCGTTTATACAACTGGTGATGAGTTAATAGCCACCGATATCACTACACCAGCGGCTATTTTAGATGCACCAACATTAGGTCAGACTCATGTTTTATCTGCTACTGATATTACTACACCAGCGGCTATTTTAGATGCTCCTACGCTTGATGCTTCCGATGCTGTTGATTTAGTAGCTACCGATATTACCACAGTACAAGTAATTCTTGGAAGACCTCTTCTAGGACCTAATTCTCTTTTATTATATCCTCAGTCAGCAATAACTGCCGCAGAATCACCCTGGTTAGATAATGATTGGACAACTCCTTCAAATATAACCGCAGATGATGCCGCTACAGCTAATATTACTGCTGCAACATATGATAGTCCTGATCAGTCCTATGTTTTAAAGGGATATAATTTCAATCTGTCAGCATTACCGGTTGGCTCAACAATTGTTGGTATTATTTGTAGAATAAATTGTTGGTATGCCGCTGGCACAAACTCACTTGATCTATGTCAATTACTTGATATATCTAGAGCTAAGGTTGGAACAAATAAGGCGGCAACTCCTATACCATTAACAACTTTAAATACAAATATTGTTACTCTTGGAGCAAATAATGATCTATGGGGTAACGCCCTTACTGAAGCTTGGGTTAAAGATATTGATTTTGGTATAGCTCTTGGATTTGCTGCTACTGGTGCGAACTCTGATGTTTTCGTTGATTATGTTACATTAGAAGTCTTTTATGTTCCTCCTGTTCCAGAAGAATTGATAGCAAATGATATTCTATCTGGAATTCCAATTCTTGATGCACCTTCATTAGGAACTGTTTATAGTTTGACAGCTAATGACATTACGACTGAAGCACCGATACTTGATGCACCTACTTTAGGACAAACTCATGTTTTATCAAGTGCTGATGTCACTACCGAATCCGCTGTTCTTGATCAACCGACATTAGGACAGACTTATGCTTTAACAGCTAATGATATCATAACAGAACCACCGATACTTGATGCTCCCAATATAGGGATGATACACGCATTAAGTGCTACAGATATCACCACTGAACCCGCTGTTCTTGATGCGCCAAATCTTGGACAAACTCATGTTTTAGTAAGTATCGATATTACTACAGAACCTGTTGTTCTAGATCAACCAACTTTAGGTCAGATTCACAGTTTAACAGCTATCGACATTAGTACAGAAGCACCGATACTTGATTCTCCTACTTTAGGTCAAACTCATAGTTTAACAGCTAATGATATTACAACAGAAGCGCCGATACTTGGTTCACCATCTTTAGCAGTAACAGATGAATTGACTGCTACTGATATTACTACAGAACCTGCTGTACTTGATGCTCCTACTTTTGGACAGACGCATGTTTTGACATCTAATGACATTACCACTGAACCTCCTGTACTTGATGCTCCTACACTAACTCAAACTTATGAGTTGACTGCTACTGATATAACTACCGAGCCAGCAGTGTTAGATGCTCCATCATTGACAAGTGGTTTTACTCATGATTTAACAGCTACAGATATTACTACTGAACCACCTATACTTGATGCGCCTAATGTGGGTCAAAAGCATGCTCTAACTGCTAATGAGATCTTGTCTGGAATACCCGTTCTAGAAAGCCCTACAATCGGTCAAACTCATAATTTGGCTAGTAATGATACTTTAGCTGGGATACCAGTCTTAGAAAGCCCCACAATGGGCCAGACGCATATCCTAGTAAGCAATGAGATATTGTCTGGCATTCCGATACTTGGTGCACCTAGTATTACTGAAGTTTTACCTGATGAATTGACTGCTACTGATATTACATCTGGAATACCAATTCTTGGTGCTCCTAATATTGGTCAAAAGCATAATTTATCAAGTACAGATATAACTAGTGGTATTCCAGTATTGGAGACTCCAACGCTTGGTCAAACTCATTCGTTAATAGCGAATAGTATTTTATCTGGTATACCACTTCTTGATTTCCCAAGTATAGGCCAAACGCATTATCTAACAGCAAATGATATACTATCTGGAATACCAATTCTTGGTGCACCTCTCTTAACGTTAGAACTTCCAGTAATACCAGATAATCGTAAATATAAGATATTGGCTGAAGATCGAACAATTAAGATTGAATCAGAAAATCGAAAGATTGAAGTTTTAGAAGAATCTCGGAGTGTTCCTATCGATTAGAAAGGCAATTTATGAAAACATTCACAAAAGACCCAGAAGCTGTACTAGATTATGAATGGGATTGGAGTGCTTGGTTGGGAACGGATATAATAGCACAAGTAGACGGTGTTGTTTTTACTGCTACAGAGGGATTAGTAGTCGATAGTTTTACTTCCGTTGATGGAGTAATTGTTGCTTGGATATCTGGTGGAACCGATCAAGAATCTGGTATAGTAACATGTAAGATAACTACTGCTTTAGGAAGAGTAAACAAAAGATCTGCTATCTTTAATTTAGCACCACAATAAAAAGGAGAACAAATGTTAAAGAAAACAATTAAATACACGGATTATGATGGTAATGAAAGGACAGAGGATTTCTATTTCAATCTGTCGAAAGCTGAACTTACTGAAATGGAATTATCTGTTAAAGGGGGACTTAAGAAGATGCTCGATAAAATTATTGCCGAACAAGATGGTAAGAGAATTATCGAGTTGTTTAAGGATCTTATCCTTAGATCTTATGGGGAAAAGTCTTCTGATGGAAAGCGCTTTGTAAAGACTCAAGAATTACGTGATGCCTTCGGTCAAACAGAAGCTTATGTAGAGTTGTTTATGGAGTTAGCTAGTGATGCTGAGGCAGCTACACTCTTTGTTAATGGTGTCGTTCCTCAAAATTTATAGTTAGAACTTTTTGCTAGAGGAGATCAGAGATGTTACAAATTGTAATTCCCTCAACAGAGTTATATGATGAGGAGAAAAACGAATTCATTATAACGAAGGAAGTAGTTTTGCAATTAGAACATTCTCTGGTCTCCCTATCAAAATGGGAGTCGAAGTGGTGTAAACCGTTCTTAAGTAAAGAACTAAAAACTAATGAAGAGACGATCGATTACATTAGATGTATGACAATCACTCAGAATGTTGATCCTGGTGTATATAATTACATTAACAAGGAAAGTATCGTCGAAGTAAACAAGTACATTGAGCTTTCGATGAGCGCTACAACTTTTGCAAAAGACGATAAAAGGGTTATCAACAAGGAAGTAATAACCGCAGAAATTATTTATTATTGGATGATTGTTCTTCAGGTACCATTTGAATGCCAGAGATGGCATCTTAATAGACTATTAACGTTAATTAACGTTTGTAATATTAAAAGTCAGTCAAAAAGGAAGATGAACGCCAAAGAGTTATACGCTCGTAACATTGCTTTAAATGAGGCTAGAAAAGCTAGACTTAATACTACTGGATAAACATATGATAACTATTAAGCATAAGGGAGATTTTAAAAACACTGAGAGATTTCTTAAAAGATCTCAAAGTCTTAAAGTTCGTGCTATTTTAGAAAAGTATGGACAAGAAGGAGTTTCTGCTCTTGCTTTAGCAACGCCAGTAGATACCGGATTAACTGCCTCTTCCTGGGAGTATAAAATTAAAATTACTAGATCTGGCTATATTCTAGTATGGTCTAATACAAATGTTGTAAATGATCTCCAAGTAGCAATACTAATACAATATGGACATGGAACTAAATCTGGAACCTTTGTTGAAGGAATCGATTACGTTAATCCTGCGATTAGACCTATACTCAACAAAATGTCAGAAGCTATATGGAAAGAGGTGACTAATTTATGAGTAATACTATAGATAATCGTGTAGTTCAGATGGGTTTTGATAACAAACAGTTTGAAAGCGGCGTTAAAACTACTAATGATTCCCTTGCTAATTTAAAAAAGAGTTTAAATCTTGATGAGTCAGCTAAAAGTTTAACAAATCTTTCTAATGCTGGAAAATCATTTTCTATGGCAGGAATAGGCGAAGGTGTTCAGCATATTTCTGATAGGTTTTCTGCTCTAGGAATTATTGGTTTCACAGTTATACAAAATCTTACGAACGCTGCTATTGATTATGGACGAAAACTTATAGCTTCTATAACTGGACCAATGAAACTTGGTTTTCAGGAATTCGAAACTCAAATTGGTTCTATTCAAACCATTTTAGCGAATACCGAGTCTAAGGGTACAACTCTAGATCAAGTTAATGCGGCTCTAGATCAGTTGAATGAATATTCGGATAAGACCATTTATAATTTCACAGAAATGGCTAAAAATATTGGTACCTTTACTGCAGCTGGCGTAGATTTGGATACATCGGTATCAGCCATTAAAGGTATTGCTAACTTAGCTGCTGTTTCTGGATCCACCTCACAACAAGCTGCTACAGGAATGTACCAGTTATCACAAGCTATATCTTCTGGTACTGTTAAATTAATGGACTGGAACTCGGTAACAAATGCTGGCATGGGTGGTGAAGTCTTTAAAAATGCGTTGATGGATACCGCTAGAGTTCATGGTATAGCTATTGACGATATTATTAAAAGAGAAGGTAGTTTCAGAGAGAGTTTACAAACTGGTTGGCTGTCAAGTACTATTCTTACAGAAACTCTTTCTAAATTTACTGGCGATCTTACTGCCGAGCAGTTAAAGACGATGGGCTATACTGAAGAGCAGATTGCTGGAGTTATGAGATTAGGTGAGATGGCTAACGACGCCGCAACTAAGGTGAAGACCTTCTCTCAGCTTAAACAAACTTTACAAGAAGCCCTTCAATCAGGATGGGGTCAAAGTTGGAGACTGATCATTGGTGACTTCGAACAATCAAAACGTTTATTCACCGAAATTAGTGATACTCTTGGTGGATTTATACAAGCCTCTTCTGATGCTCGTAATAATTTTCTAAAGGATTGGCAAGAAGCCGGTGGACGAACCTATCTTATTCAATCAATTAGAAATGCTTTTGAGGCTCTTCTTAGTATCCTTGCTCCTATCAAGGAAGCATTTAGAGATATATTTCCTCCAGCGTCAGGAAAGAAACTCGCAGATTTAACTTTTCTTCTTAGAGAATTGACTGAGAAATTAACACTAAGTAGTGAGACAGCAGATAAATTAAAAAGGATTTTCAAAGGTTTATTTGCTGGATTAGATATTGTAAAAGAAGCTGTTATAGCTTTAGTTGAGAGTTTCTTCAAACTTGTAAGTCCTTTAGCTATTCCTGCTGGTAATAGTATTTTAAATTTCCTTGCTAAAATTGGGGATTATTTAGTAGGTCTCAGAGATAGTGTAAAGTTAAATGATTCTTTCAGAAAAGGTATTGAAAAGATTGGTACTGTTTTAGCTGCATTAGTAGTTAGCATGAAAACTATTGGAGAGAAAATTGTATCTATTTTTGAGCCGATTAAAGAATCCATGGGATCTGCAGGGATATTTAATACGATCACCTCTAATCTAAAGAAGTTTGTTACTAATTTACGAAATGCCTTTAAATCCTTAAAGAAAATCGATGTTACTGCTATTACCTCTTTTATAAAAGAGTTTACATCTAGATTTACTGGATTTCTTACTGATCTAGTTGAATTAGGATCGGAAGTTGGAAGAGTTTTAGGTGGACTTGGAGAAAGAATAAAAGCAAGATTTGGTCCTCTTAAAGATCTAGTAAAAGATATTGCTAAAATCTTTGATCCTATTGGAGACTATATATCTACAGCGTTAAAGAAGCAATTTTCTAAGGGGGCTGAGTCTGCGTCTGGAATAGGTGAACTAATTGGAAAGTTTTTCCAAACTATAAAAGACGCATTAGGAAAAATAGATTTCAGCAAATTCTCCTTTGATGAATCTTTTGATGGACTAAATAAACTTTTTACTGGTGGTCTACTTTTAACAATAATGAATTTCATAAAAAAGGGCGGAAGTGTATTTGATGGACTTAATGGAATGTTTGGTTCTGTTAAAGGAATAGCAGATAGTGCTAAAGGAACTGTCGATAAGTTTTCTGGCATATTTGATGGAGTTACTGGAAGCCTTAAAGCTATGCAAGAGTCTTTAAGATCTAAAGTACTTCTTAATATTGCTATAGCAATCGGAATTTTAGCTTTATCTCTTGCTTTACTTTCTTTAATAGATTCCAAAAAGTTGACCATGGCTTTAGTGGCGGTAACAACTTTGTTTACAGATTTGTTTGCTGCCATGGCTTTATATCAGAAAGTTTCTGGAACTAAGGGAATGATAGGAATGAGTGGTGCGGTATTGTCTATGGTTGGCGTTGCTGTTGCCATGCTTATTTTAGCTACGACCCTTAAGAAATTATCTGATATGGATCCCAACAAACTTCAAGTTGGAGTCTTAGCTTTAACTGGCATATTAGCTTCTATGGTTCTATTTGTCAAAAGCTTTAATAACGTTAGAATGAATGCTGGAGTCGGATTAGCAATGATTGGTGTTGCAATTGCTATCATGCTAATTTCCAAATCTATTGAAAAGCTTGGAGAAATGGATCCAGAGGATCTAAAACAGGCGTTAATAACTATTGGCGCTATCCTTGCTGAAGTTGCTTTGTTTTCTAGATTGACTGGTACCTCTAGTTCGTTAATTGCTTCAGGAGCTGGTTTGGGTATTCTTGGAGTTGGATTATTGGTGTTGGTTGACGTTTTATCAAAGATGGGAAATTTAAAGATAGATGTTGTTAGTCAAGGATTGGCAGCATTAGGAGCATCTTTAGCCATAATTGGCGTAGGAATGAATTTGCTTCCGAAAGATGTACTTATAAAAGCTATAGGGCTTACTATAATCGCCGCTGCCTTAATGATTTTATCAAAGGCTTTAAGCAGTATGGGAAAGATGAGCTGGGACGAAATAGCTAGAGGTCTTGTAACACTAGCAGGAGCAATGCTAATAATAGTTCTTGGTGTTACAGCAATGCAAGGAGCAATAGGTGGAGCTATAGCATTGATTATAATTGCTGGAGCTTTAACTGTTTTAACTGGAGTTCTTAAGGTTCTTGGCTCTATGAGTCTTGAAGAAATAGGACTTGCGCTTCTTGCTATAGCTGGAGTATTTCTTGTCCTTGGTCTTGCTGGTCTTATCCTAACGCCAGTTGTTCCAACTTTGTTGGCTCTTGGCGGAGCTATGTTGTTAATAGGGGTAGCATCCCTTGCTTTTGGTGCAGGGGTAGCTGCTTTAGCCGTTGGTCTTGCTTCTCTAGCGGTGTCTGGTATTGCTGGAGCTACCGCATTAGTTGCTATGGTGGGAATACTACTTGGTATTATCCCCGTAGTAATTGTTGCGATTGTTGGTGCGATTATCCTCTTTGCAAAGCTAATTGCTGAAGGTGCTCCAGTTATAGGTGAAGCATTAAAGACTATGCTTTTGACTTTAATAGGTGTTATTATTGAGGTTGTTCCTGAGTTTATTAATGGGCTGATGTTTCTTGTTGGTGAGTTACTACGAACCTTAGCAGAAAATATACCTGAGTTTATACAGTCTGGTATGGACATTCTTCTGGGTTTCTTAAAAGGTATACGAGATAACATCAATGACGTAGTAACAACAGCAGTAGAAATTGTTACAGAGTTTATAGATGCTGTGGCAGAAAAACTCCCAGATATTATAGATTCGGGTTTCGCTTTAATAGTTGCA